TTCCAGCCACGTTCCGGAGCGACACGGTTGTACTCCTCGAAGATCTCCATGTCAGTATAAACCGGAACGCGGCTGCGTTTCAATGCAACAAGGTAACGCCCGCCGTCCTCCTCGATCTTCAGCGTGTTGCTGTTGCCGTATTTACCGCTCACAAGCACACCGTAGTTGTCGGGACGGAACTTGTTTATCAGGGCTTTCAAACGCCCCACACTGCCCGGAAGACTGTGCCCGTACACCGGACGCCATTCCTCACTCGTGACAAGCAGAAGTTCCCAAAGGTTACGGCGGAAACCAGTCAGCTTGTTATTGGATGAACTCAAGCGTTTGAACTCTTCCATCAGCGCGTTCAGCACCGAAGCGTTCCAGGTGTATTCCTTCTTCACATCCTCGGGAAGAGCGACCATCTCACCGTTCTTGTCGTAACGGTAATCCTCGAAAAAGTTCTCGGCCTTCTCGTCTTTCTTCACTATGTTACGGATCATTTCCTGTCTCATTTGTTTCTCGGGTTCGCCATGACGCTCAACCCAACGTTTCTTGTATTTCTCGGGAAGGGAGGAATAGGCATACAGAGCCGGATTATTTTCACCACCGCCACGGGAAACGACATCCAGTTTTTCTCGGGACAGCTGGCTATTCAAAGTGCCTTTGGGCATTATATCCAGCAACTCTTTGTAAGTTACACACAATATATTATCAAAGTATTCCATCTCCCAGCTTGATTATCAATCCTCTAAATCATTCAAAGGGACATGCTTCTTCAGCAGCCGCACGGAGATCCCGAAATTCAACACTACGAGAAGTTCCAGCAGCGGATTAATAAAAAAAATAGAGAGCAGGATCCCGAAACTCATACAGAAGTAAAGCACGCAAAAGCGCTGTTTTCGTTTCAGACGAGCAAACCAGTGCAGCTGGTCGCTGAACAATGTCATCAAATCATTTTTCATGGCTACTTGTATTTTGAGGATTACCACCTACTTTGGATCCACCGCGCTCAATGGCGAGCTTACGAATGGAACGGGCCAGTTTGCTGTTCTTACGGAAGGCAAGCGCATGACTCACCATCACGTTTGTACAGCCCATCAGTTCGGCAATTTTATTCACCTCACCGTATTCTACAACTATTCGTTCTTTCATACTATCTAATATTTAAATTATCGTAGTGGGCAGTCGCGGATTCGAACCGCGGACCATAACCTCTCCATTATAGGAGTTTAGTTTGTTCTACCAGCTGAACTAACTGCCCGAGAAAATTATTAAAGCTCCTTTATCGCATCCTCCGGAACACATATTACAGTCCAAACCTGACCATTTTTCATATAATCGATATTATATTCCCGCACGAACGTACAAATGTTATAATCCCAGTCACGAACTATACCATCAATGATCTCACCATTTCTCTTGGTGATTCTCACACTTTGTCCCTTTTTAAATTTTACTTCCATTTTGCTTCTTTTTAAATTCTCATTGTTACCTCAAGCCTTTTTTGTAGCTTTGGGGCGTGTTTAAACTTTAATCACGTGGCAAATATAGTCTAAGTTTCTTAGACAACAAAGTATTAATCCAAATAATTTAGATTTATGAGCGTTTTTTCTAAGAATCTTAGATATTTAAGGGAGAGTAGGGGACTTAAATTAGATGAATTTGAGTTTCTGGGCATCAAAAAAGGTACAATGTCAAACTATGAACTGGGTAATACAGAACCTAAATTGAGTTTGTTATGTGAAATATCTAAGTTTTTTAGAATATCAATCGACGACTTTCTTTTAAAAGATATAGAAGCCGAAAAAATTACACCAGTAGTAACGGAAACAGCTCCTCCAGAAACAGCTAACAATAATTTTAGGGAGCTTCTGGATGTTTTAAGGGAAAAAGACTCCACCATTCGAGAAATGGCAGAGGAAATAGGGATGCTCAAACAGACAATTACACAACTTAAACAGGACAAGTCGGGGCGTGTTTCGGATGCAAGCGATTCTACGGTTGCCAATGCCATCTAAAACGTGTTTTATGGGGAAAGGGAGGTAAAAACAGTTAAATCACTATTTTACAGCAGAATATATAAAAATACAGGGGAGTAAATAAATATTATCTATATACAATTTACCCCCTACAATATTATAAAAACCGATGAATACCAAATAAAAAAAAGATATTTCCCCGTTTTATTAGAACAAAATAGGCACAAAAATGAATAACCAAATGAATAAGCAATCAAAACATTTCGTTTTTGTAATAGCTTAAATGAATAACCAAATGAATAAGCAAGTGAATAACCTTTCCACTTTTTAAGACGTTCAAAGCGTTCAAACGGATAAATACAGCCTTCCATCATAGTTTGACACTTATAAGGGCAAAAAAAGCCGCTTTTGCGGCTTTTAATTGCGTTCTAAGGCATTTTATCCCTTTCTGGTACATGTTATCAAGCGAGACTGAATAATCATTGCACGTTTCGTGTATTTGGCAATGTCATCAACCAGTCCAGCATGTAAAAGACTACTCTTAGTGATTCCGACCTGTTTCTCCGTCAGAGTTTCAAAAATGGCCGATATACTACCAAAGTAGATGTTCTTTTTCTCAAAAATCAAATGTACATGGATAACTTTACTCATGATATATAGTATTTATTTCACTGCAAATATACCAAATATCAGCTATATGGAATAATTTCAATAAATAAAAATAGGAGAGAAGCGAAGCGCTCCCCTACTCCACTTGCATAAATCACACCATTTGGTTATCTTTGTATATGGAAGTATGGCCTGGGCAAAGCATCGGAGTGAAATAATACCATACTGCCTGAATTCTCCCCTACTCCACTCCTAATGTAAAGAGATTCATTTGAACGGCGTTCAAACAAGGTTCAAATGTAAGCTCGATGTAAAGCGATGTAAACGCTTCGTTTTTCCACCCAGCTCACTCCTACCCCGTTCTAACGCTTTGAAAACCAAAGCAATCAGATATTTTCAGACCGACCAAACTTTGACACGCATCGTTTCTTCCCCCTTATAGAAGCGTCATAACGGAAAACGAACTGCGCCAAATAACGGTTATCATATTTATAATTTGCTCTACCAATATAAGACAAAGCACCACTTTCATATTTCCTATAGTAAGTCTTTTGGGCATCCGGACTCAATGTTCCGGCTGTAGAACTTGTACCGCCATAAGATTGTCCTATTCCCATATACATTTGCGACAAATCATCCCCCTCACTCTCGGCACGCTCTACAACAGCCGTGGCTGCTATATCATGTTTTCCAAAAGTACGGGCATAAGAAACTGCAAAGTTCATCTGTTCGCTCTTACTTGTCTGTTTGGCATAAACCACGGTCGGTTTTCTATCCAGATTAGTTCCATTAGGATCACCATAGTTTACAAAATTCCATTCTGTGTTTTCACTCAACAAATGCTTACCCGGCTGATTGGTATCCGCAGCACGCGCCAGCATATAATAATCTCCCACCTCATTTGAATGGTCATTATTGTAAGATATAGCATATGTGGCTCTCAGGCTCAAGCCTTTGATGAACGGTACATCGTATGTCAATGAGAAGTTGGCATTATAGCCATTTGACTTATTGTACTTTCTTGCACCGGATGCCTCTTCTGCAAAATAATTCCATACAGGATATCCGCTAACAGACGAGTCAGGTTTGGTATCCAGAATTTGCGGACCCGCCCAAGGAGACACATAATAGGAACGGTTTTTACCAGTAACCTCATCATAGATGGAGGTTTCCCAAGGAATATACTTAGGCATGTGATTCAACATGGCATAATCTCGGGAAGCACTACTGTTTCCCCAAGGTCCGCGAGAAAGGTTCGTCTGAACATTGTTACCCGTCTTGTCGGTATTGTACCCAGAAACAGAAGCAGACAATTTTAAGCCCAAAGCCACTTTCGCCTCCCCACCAGCACGAAAATTCCATTTACTATAATCCTGTACATTTCCTAAATTCGTGTCTTGATTCTGATAATTCACCCCTGCGAAATAGGTCACTTTTTCCGAACCGCCATTCACCGTCACAGAATGGCGCTGCGAAACAGAAGAATGCCATGCCTCGTCCAACCAATTATAATCAAGGTGCTTCATCGCTTCCAGTTCGGCATCAGAATATTTGAAGTAAGAATTGTTTCCGTTACCATTAACCATATCGACCTGATTATACAAACGGTTTGTAAACACTCCCAGCTCATAAGCACTCATGGTCTTGGCATGGCTTATAGCATCTGAAAAATCCAGTTTACCCGAATAAGAAATTTTAGGAGCACCGGCTTTTCCCCGCTTTGTCTTCACCAAGATAACACCTGCCGAAGCCCTCGATCCATAAACAGCAGCAGAAGCGTCTTTCAAAACAGTCATATTTTCTATTTCAGATTGATCCAGCATATTGAAAGCTGTCATAGAAGGTTCCCCATTCTCATCTACCTGCACCACATCGTCTATAACAATCAATGGCTGATTAAAATTAGTCGAAGACTCACCAAAACTCATCGGCTGGCGTATCTTAAATGAACCGGTAGAGCCCGGACGACCGTCACTTTGAGACACAGACAAACCTGCTATCTGTCCGCTTAAAGCATCTATAATAGAAGAACCCGGAACTTCCAGTATTTCATCCATCTTTACATTTGTGGCAGCACCTGTCAAGTCCTTAACCCGCTGGGTACCATATCCCACTACCACCACTTCGTCCAACATCTTGGAGTCTTCTTTCAATATCACCTTTATCGTTTTTCCCGGCTGTACGGCAATAGTCTGAGACGCATACCCCACAAACGAGACTACGATTTTTTTTCCTTTCGGAACATTCAACGTAAATTTTCCGTCAAAATCGGTTATCGTACCATTGGTCGTGCCTTCCACTACTACACTGGCGCCGATCACCGTCTCACCGGTCTCATCCACCACCTGCCCTGTGACAGTATTCGTTTGTTGAACAACGTGTGCCACCGGTACATCCGCCTCGGCAAACGCATCCTGAGCAGAAACTCCCGTCAGAAACAGACTGAGACAAACAACCTGAGTCAAGCTGCCAATCTTATCCAGTTTCTGAAGAAATGCTTTTTCTTTCTTCATAGAATCATTTTTAAAATTAAAATATTATCTTATTTTTCTTGTTGAAATATCTGTTTCAGATAAGCGA